AGTTATTCGTCCTGCAACTCCTTCGCTTATATAGGTGATGTATGGCACTAGACTTTAATCAGTTGGTTAATCAAATGTCTCCTGACGAGGTTAATCGTCAACTTTTGCAGGGACAGCAGCCAACTAACCCAACATTATCTAACTTCATTCCTAAATTGTTTGAAGTCAGGCAACCTATGTATGAAGGGCTATTAGGCGCAGAGCAGTCTAATGCTTTGGCTCGTCAGTCTGGAACGGCTGGTCTACTAGGGGCTGCTGCTGCGTTGGTAACAGGCATGGGTCGTCAAGGTGCTAGACGTTCTCCGCTTCAGAATATCCTCGGCGCTTTGGCTGCTGGTTACGGTACGGCTGGTCAGGCTTATGGTGCTGGCATTGAGCAGATTTCTAATGCTCAGAAACTTGCTGATGCAAGAATGAAGCAAGAAGCATTTAATGCATTTGCTAAACGCTATCCTCAGTATGCTGAACTTGCTCGTATTGATCCGGGTAAGGCTGTTGAGCTAGTTACTCAAATGGAAAAGCAGCGTCCTATCGCTGAGGCTTATCAGAGTGCAGGTATTTTGGCTCCTCAACCATCTGCTGTGTCTCCAGAAATGGCTCAATACACAGTTAGTGCTGGACGTTCTGAAGGTGGTATTGCTGGTACTCCTGCGACTGTTACAGCAATGCCGGAGCCTATGGTTGACGTAAATCGTCCGTTAGCACAAGGAACTGTTGAGACTGCTCCTATTCCTAATATCGATGGCACTTATGGTGCTTTGCCTCCTACGCCTCCTGCTGTTGATCCAATGGAAGCAGGTCTTTTGAGCCAAAAACAGATTTTGCTGAATGCTAATGCAAAATTGGCAAGACTTGGTTCTAAAGAAGCTAATGACGAGATCAAAAATAATCTTGAGCAAATAAAGACGCTTGATACTCAACTGCAACAGATCAATGTTGGCAACTTTGACTTTAAGGCACTGAAGGATTCTATTCCTGAAGAATATCGTCCTAGAGTTGATCTGATTGAGAATATGGCTAAGAAACGTATGCTCACAGGCAATGAGCTGCGTATTGCTGTTAGTGATGTTCAAACTGCTGCTCAAAACAAGACTGCTGATATTCAGGAATACAACCAAGCTAAGAGAGAAGGCTTTACTGGAACCTTTAAAGATTGGGTTCAGTTTGCTGGTGGTGCTCGTCGTACTCAGCTTAATGTTAATACTGGAGAACTTAGCAAGGGAACAAAAGGTAAACTTGAAGAAGAATTGTTGACCACTGGTAATGCTGCTTCTCGACTAAATCAGATTAAGTCTACGTTCCGTCCTGAATATCTAAATATTAAGTTTAGAGGTCAGCAAGAATGGAATACTTTAAAAGATAAATTTACTTCACTTGATCCTAAAGATAAGGCTGTTCTGCAAGGTTACTCAACGTATAAACAGAACTCTATCAATAACCTGAATCAGACTATTAAAGATTTGACGGGTGCTGCAATGGGTGTTCAGGAAGCAGAGCGTATTATTGCTGGTGCTCCTAATGCTGGTACTGGCGTGTTTGATGGTGATAGCCCGTCTAACTTTGAAGCAAAACTAAATAACCAGATTAAACAGGTTCAGTATGCTCTTGCCCGTAAACAATACTCTTTGACTAAGGGGTTGCGTTGGGAGGCAATACCGCTAGAGAAGATGCCTGAAATTGTGAATCAGCGTGGCAAAGAGATTGAAAAAACATACAATCTTGATCCTGATAAACCAGCTGATAAGATCACTGTTCAGAGGCAATTGGCTGCTGAGTTTGGTATTTCTTTCTAGGAAAGATCATGGCAGATTTTGATTATGCAGGTGCTTTGTTTTCTGGAAAGCCTCAAGGTGCTCCACCAGAGCAGCAGGTAGATTATGCCTCTCAGTTGTTCTCTGGAGTCCGTCCTAGTATTGGTACTGCTCCCGGCCTAGAAAAGCCTCCTGTGGCTATTTCTGAGCCTTCTATGGGTGCTTCTGTCGGTACTGCTTTCATGGGTGGTATTCCTACAGACAAACAAGCAGCAATTAACTATTTTGCAAAACAGCGTGGTATTTCTCCTAATCGATATACGATTATTGATGGGGATATTGCTTATCAGGCTGACGATGGTAAATTTTATAAAGAGGTATCTGGCTTAGGTGCTACGGCTGCTTATTATGCGCCTGATGTGCTTGAGATGGCTCCTGATATAGCTACTGGTGTGACATTGGCTCCGTTGTCTTTGTTGGGTGCTCCCGGTGTTGCGGGTGCTGCTGTTGGAACTGGTGCTGTTGCTGCTGGAACTAACTACTTGCGTCAAAAGATTGCAGAAAGAACGTCTGGTCAGCAAATTAGTCCGGGTCAAGTGGCTTTATCTGGCGTATTGTCTGCTGGTGCTGAATTGGCTCCTGCTGTGCGTCAGGGATTTGCAGAACGGAGATTGGTAAGGGATATTGCTCAGGCAAACCCACAGATGATTCAGTCTTTGCGTCAAAAGGCTGGTCAAGTTGGAGTCCAGCTTACTCCAGCAGAGCTTACTAATCTTTCGTCATTGATGGGTCAGCAGAAGGTTTTAGGAAATATTCCTGAATCCTCTGTTCAGATGCAAAAGTTCTATAAGCAGAGAGAAGCACAGGTTCAAAGCGCAGTAGATGACTATTTAGCAAGTCTGTCTCAAGTTGAGGATGCTGCTGTTGCTGGTAATCGTGGAGTTCAGGCTCTTGAGGTTCAGAAGCAGAATCTTTTGAAGGCTAGGGAAGAAGCTGCTGCTCCTATTTATAAGGCTGCATTTGAGTCGTCTGTGCCTGTGAATACTGCTCCTGTATTGGATCAGATTGACACTATGCTAAAGACGCAGCCTCCTACTGGTCGTGCTGCTGGATACTTGCGTAAGGTTAAAGACCTGCTTCAAAAGCCTGAGATAGATGCTGAAGGCAATACGCTAAAGACATTTGTCCCAGAAGATCGTTTGCCAATATTGCAGAACGCTAAGTTTGAGATTGATGCTTTATTTAAAGAGGACGCTTTTAGTTCTCTTGATAAGACGGTTCAAGGTCAGCTTACCGCGATTAAGGAAAACTTGCTTCAGCAGATGGGTAAAGAAAACCCTGATTACATTGCTGCAAACAAGAAGTTTGAGCTTTTGTCTCAGCCTATCAATGAGTTCAATGAGCGCATCACTGGCGTTTCATTGATGCAAATGTCTCCCGACAATATCAAGAACTTTGCCAATAGGATATTCCAAAATCCTAGTCCGGGAACGATCAATTACGCTAAGAAGCAGATTATTGCTGGCGGTGGAGAGGAAGCTTGGAATGCAGTTACTAGGGCATTTCTTGAGGAGCAATGGACGCTTGCTAAGAAGCCAGCTAAGTCGCAGCAAGGCGCTAAATTAGACACTGGCAACACTTGGCAAAACATCATCATTGGTGATCCTAAGCAGATGAAGGCTATGCAAGCAGCATTGCCTCCTGAAAGTTTTAAGGCATTGCGCGATTTGGCTGACGTTTTAGAGGCTGCTGGACGAGTTAAAAAGCTAGGCTCTGATACTGCATTTAATCAACTTGTGACTGAAGAATTGCTTAAGAATCCTCCGATTACCAGCATTACAACTGGTGTTGCTCGTGCTGTTGGTGGAATTAAGCTAGATCAACCAGCAAAGGCGCTTTCTGATTGGGCTATTAAACGAGATGCTTCTGCTAATGCCACAAACATTGCTAACATAATAACTAGCCCAGATGGTATTAACAGGTTGAAAGAATTGAAGCGTATGTCTCCAACATCGGCAAAGCGTTGGGCTGCTACTGCTCAATTGCTTGCTGACTATGGGATTTCAGAGTTGAGGGAATAATCATGCCAAAGAACAAAGTTAGCGAATGGTCAGCCACAGCGTCGAATAATACCGATATTGGTGGTATTAACATTGCAGAAGGTTGCGCTCCATCGGGTATTAATAACGCTATACGTGAGCTTATGGCTCAGGTTAAGGATATGCAGACAGGCTCAGACTCTGATGGTCTAGTCGTTGGTGGTGCATTTACATGCTCTGGTGCAGCGGTATTTTCAAGCACTGTTACTGCTCCAACTCCTACCAATGGCGATAGCTCAACCAAAGTAGCTACGACTGCATTTGTTGCAAATAACTCAATACCTAGTGGCTGTATTGTGATGTGGTCTGGCTCTGTCGCATCGATTCCTTCTGGCTGGTATCTTTGCAACGGTTCTAATAGCACTCCAGACCTGCGTAATCGCTTTATTGTTGGTGCTGGCTCAACGTATGCAGTAGGCGCAACTGGTGGTAGTGCTGACGCAATTGTAGTTAGCCATACTCATACGGCTACCGATTCAGGCCATACGCATAGCGTTGCTGTCCCCGCGACTGCTGGTGCTGACGGTGGGGGCGGTGCTATCGTTGACGGAACTCCTGCTGGTGCAACTACTGTTGTTAATGTGACTTCCGGTTCTACTTCTGCAAGTATTAGTGTTTCTACAACTGGATCATCTGGCACTAACGCTAATCTGCCTCCTTACTATGCTCTTTGCTACATTATGAAGGCGTAATCATGGAAAAAATACAACTCACAGACGAGCAAATCGAGAAGATAGCGGAGAAGGCCGCAGAGGTTGCTTTTCGTAAAATTTATGAGCAAGTAGGTAAGTCAGTCATTCATAAGATTTACTGGCTTGTTGGCGCTGGCGTTATCGCTTTGATGTATTGGTTAGCAGGAAACGGGAATCTGAAAAATTGACCCAATTACTATTGCTGCTGCGTTTAAAGCCGCCACGACTGCCATAGACCTGTGCAAGCGTGGCGTTGCTTTATATAAAGAAATAAAGAGTACAGCAGGTGATGTATCAGGAGTCTTAAAAGATTTAAAAGACCAGTATCACAAGATAGTTAAGCCTAGTCCAGAGCAGACTAAACAATATAACGAAGAAGTTAAACGAATACAGGAAGTAGCAAAGACTCATCCTCAAGATGCTTTAAACAGTATTTGGGATCATCTAGGTACGTTTATAGATGAGTATGACAGGCTTTGTAAGGCGTTTATCGAGGAAGAAGCTAACGCTAAGAAAGTCTATAAAGGTGATGAGTCTTTAGCTAGACGAGCATTAAGACGGATTCAGATTAGAACTCAGCTTGATTCTATGTTAGCGACTGTTCGTGAGGAAATGGTCTATAACACCCCTCCAGAGTTATCAAATGTATACACTCGGTGGGAGAAGATGTGGATGCAGATTGTTGAAGAACAGAACGAAGCCTTAGCAGAAGAATTAAGAAAGAATCAAATAATCCAATGGCGACGAGACAGGGCAATTCAAAGGGCAAAGGCTCTAGCAACATGGATTGGAGCAGTCCTGTTCGTCCTAGCGTGGATGTGGGGCGTCCTAATACTTCTAAGGACGAGTCAGACGTATCAATTGTTATCGTTATATGTCTTGCAATAATGGCGCTGACGTTCGTTCTGGCGATTCCTCTGTTGGGAATGGCTTATTTAGATATGCACAATGCAACGGTTATTGCGGTAGAAGAAATAAAGAAAATGCGTGAACTTAGGGCAAGAATCTTACAAGGTGAATAATGCTTACTTTGAAACAATTTAAAGAATTTGCGCCACATACGAAGTACGCAGAAAACTGGCATGACGCTTTATTTGGCAAGCAGACAGAACTAGGTGGTCATTCTCTTTTAGATGATTACGATATTAATACGCCTAAGAGAATCGCTTACTTTATGGCGCAGTGTCACCATGAATCAGGTGGTTTTGTATTTGTCTCAGAGAATCTTAACTATAAGGCAAGTGGTCTGGTTAAGGTATTTCCTAAATACTTCAATGAGAGTACCGCTAGGGCTTACGAGAAGCAGCCTCAGAAGATCGCAAACAGGGTTTACGCTAATCGTATGGGCAATGGCGATGAAGCGTCTGGAGAGGGTTTTAAGTACGCTGGAAAAGGTATCATTCAATTAACAGGCAAAGATAATTACACTCGATTTGCTCAGAGTTTAGAGATCAGTGTAGAGGATGCTGCTGAGTACATGAAAACCTTTGAAGGTGCTGCTCAGAGTGCATGTTGGTTTTGGGAAACAAATAACCTGAATAAGTTTGCTGATGCTGGCGACTTAAAGACGATGACGAGGGTAATCAATGGTGGATATAAAGGCATGGAAGATCGTGAGCTTCAGTTTGCTCGTATTTCTAAGCTGCTTGGGATGTGAGAGATTTAGGTATCCATGCCAAGACCCTGAGAATTGGGAAAAGAAAGAGTGTAAGAGGCCGTATTGTTCTGCAACAGGTACTTGCCCAGATCAATTGACGAAACCAGAGGATTTGAATGAACCCGTTAAAGTTGATAAGCCAGTTTCTTGCAATGACGCAGGAACAGCACGATGCAGTAATTAAGTTTTGCATTGCTTTAACTTTCTGCTGCACTGTTGTCATTATGGTAGGTGTGAGTCTGTATTCGGTTGTTTTCGTAACGCAACCTATGAATGGTATGGCTCCAGCGGATAAGCAGTTTTTCCTAATCTTGAGCGATATGTCAAAGTACATATTGGGAAGTTTGGCGACCCTCCTCGCCGTCAAGGGCAAGGACGCTTTGCCACAGTTCGTGCCTCCGAACCTATCAACTAAAGAGGAACGCGAAGATAAGCCTACATGGACTTCTAAAGGCCAGCCTCCTGCATGGACTAGAACTGAGCCTAAACTTGATCCTGTGAATACTGCTGCTCCTGTGGCTCAAGGATATGGCGGTAAACCTGCTCCTATCGAACCACCTCACCCGGAGATTGAATAATGAAAGTTATCAAAATTGCACTGTTAAGTATTCTGGCATTGACTGTAAACTTAAGTTGGGCTGGTGGCGAGGTTAAAGAGGTTTGCTCTAAGGAAGTTAAAAAAGGCAAAGAAGTAGAGGTCTGCAAGAAGATCAAGGTTCATAAGAAGTTGGACGGAACTAAAGTACCTCCGAAATGAACCCATACTTCATAGCTGGCTCTGTAGTGGCTGTGGTCTTAGCCTACGGTGTAGGTCATTGGCAAGGTGACGATGCTGGTCAGGCTAAGGTTCAGTCTCAATGGGATAAAGAGAAGGCTAAACAGATGGCTGAGTATGCTGCTGCTCAAGAAGCTGCCCGTCAGCGAGAGCGTGATATGCAGACCAGTGCTGACAAGATTAGACAGGAGAAAGACCGTGAGCTTAAAGAAATTAACGCTCGTACCATTGCTCTTGCTAACAGCTTGCGCGACAGGAATCAGCGCCCCGCCGAAGGCAGTGGAATGTCCAAAGCCTCCGGTGCTGGACAAAGTGGTTGTACCGGAAAAGAGCTTTACCGAGAAGATGGAGAAGTTCTTATCAGGATCGCTAGAGAAGCCGACGAACTCCGACTTGCCCTCAAACAATGCTACTCCCAATACGAAGCAGTAGCTAAGTAATCCTCTTAAAAGCATAGGTAGGAATGTAGATTACAGGCTCAATGTCCTGCGAATCCTGCCTATCCCTCCTGCCTCCTAACCCGTAAGTAACCTCACACCATCCTTGCTGGTGGTAAAACAGTCCATCTTCCCACTGAACAACAATCATAAACTTGCCAGATACTTCTGCTGCTAGTTGTTTCCCGTGCATCCACTTGTGCAGGGATAACATAAACGTATCGTACTTATTTCTAGGATTAGACCTACACTTTAGTTCAGCAAATCCACGGACATCTTTGTCTTTAGTTATCATCCAATCAACATAATATGCTCGTGGTAGTTTATGTAAATCAACACTCCATATTTCTTTAAGTATCTTTCCTATATCATGTTCTCTACTTAGGTCTTGGCTTGTTTCGTATATCGGGCGCACGTTTTATCTTTCCAAAGAATAAGTCATGTAGATAGCGGCTATTCTGTTTGACTTTCTCTAGGCGTTCTTTTCTAGCTTTATTTTGTTGCCAAGTCATTTTTTTCCTTTAAATTATTGCCATATCCTCATAGCGGCTTCTGCATATTCCATTGCGCTTCTAGCAGCTTGCTCATGGCTTACAGGTTTCCCTTGAGCTATTACACCTGCTAAAGACACAGCATAGAGAACTAACTTAACGTCAGTATTAGATTTAATCGGTTCTTGAGTTTCCCACTTAGGATCGTCTGGATTCTTTCTAGGTCTAGCCATTGGTTTCCTTTACGAAAATTCCATCTTTACCGAGATAACCCTTGCGTTCCTTAATCTCTTGATAAGCAGACTCTAAGCACTGAGTCAGGTCAAGGTTTTCAATAGCAGCAACATTAATAAGACATACAAGAACATCGCCAAGTCCATCAATAATGCCGTCTTTGTCTCTTGTGGCAATTGCTTCACGAAGTTCGTCCATTTCTTCATAAGCCTTCCTCAATTGAGCTTCACTCGTTGAGTTCTGGATAATCCCTCTAGCCTCAGACCAGCGGATTACGTCCATCTCAGTCATATTCCATGTCATTTACATATCCTCATCTTCATAAAATTTCATGCGATCTTGATTTTCAATAAATAAATTCATAATTCTTGTAATAGTTTCATGTGCTGCACTATCTTCATCAAATTTTTCCCCAAAATCAAGTTTAATACTTACTTTTCTATAGCCATCGTCAGTAACAATTATTTTCCCTGTGGTCATTTCTTCAATTCCCTTCGTAGCTTACGAACTTCTGCGATTAAGTGTTTCTGGTATATGTGCATTTTATGAACGTGCCTAGCAATCTCTGGCATCTTTCCATCTTCTAAGATTTTGACTATCAGCGGAGTGTCATCAAACATTTCATGCCGACGGACAATATCTAGTTCCTTTGGCGTTTTCATTTACATATTCTCCTCTTAGCGTCTTTCATATTAGTCTGCATTAACCATGACGCACATTGACCATCTGTAGGATTAACCATATTAGACTTTCTGCCATCCTGATAGCCTCTCCAATAGGCTGACTGAACCTTATTTACAAACAGTTCACCGCCAGCCCAGAAGATCGCCAGAATGCAGACGACATACCATATTACTTTCACAGCAGAGCCTTAATATCCGCTACTGGCATACCAAAGGTTTCATGAATCTTCAGGATAATCTCTGCTGATACATTAGACTTTCCATTACGGATACGGCTAACGATAGGTGGAGCAATTTCCAGAGCTTTAGCAATAGCTGCATCATTCTTCAGATCGTATTTTTCTTTAAGTACGTCAAGTATCACTTTCTTCTCCTATAAAAATCCCCGTCTTTCCGAGGTGTCATTACCGTCTTTCTCGAAAGCAGTGGTGCGCCTCCGGTAACTGGTGGGTACTAACCCAACAAGATCACAGACCAATGTTAATCAAAAGCGTCAGGCTTTCCCCGTAGATCAAAAATCCATTGCTGTACGAATATCTCTAATACGCATCTTTAGAAGTGGAGCAAGATCATCTTTTGATTTCTTTAAGCGATCAATTTCTGTTTGTAACTGTTTAATACGACTATCAATGTTTTCTTCAACAGTTGGGTTGAAATCAATTCGCTGACCTGCACTAATTGCTTCTTTAGCCATACGTTGTTCTGGATACATTTATTTCTCCTAGTTAAAATGGAATATCGTCGTTAGGTTGTTCTTCAACTTTTGGCTTAGCATGAGGATTCTGTTTCTCTTTCTGCTTAACTGATAGACTAAAGAACTTCTTACCGTCTTTCTTAGACTCTTTAATCCATCCAGATAGCCAGTAGTCTTTACCTCCTACGTTAAGACTGCCAGAGTAGTCAGGATGATTCTCCTCTTTCTTATTTTCATTGCGGTAGAGTGTTCCGCGATTAACATTGCTATATTCCATATTATTTCACCGATGCTTTTTTCAATGCGCTGCGTTGTTTAGAATCAAACCGAGACCAGAGTGCAGTTTTAAAGTCTGCATCTAGTTCTTGGTCATTAATATATTGAACTGCTCCGTCAACATCTCCTTTCTCAATCATCCACCTAGCCTCAACTGCAATATTCTCTACAAACTCTTGATCGTCCTGAGTCATAGAGTCATAAACATCCACTGTGACCGCTTTAGCGGACTTAGGAGCGTCTTGTCCAGTGGTAGCGTCTAGTGCGTCATGCTCTACGATTTCGAGGGCTGTAACGTACAAATAGCGCCTCTGATAGGTCTCTACTGCTCCGAGATTCTGGATAGGATGGCATCCCTTTAATTGGGCTTCAGCCATAGGGCTAGAAAATGTAATGCAGCCACCAGTATCAGAATCAATGATGCGTAACTCAGCGTAATCTTTAGTAAAGCTGACAATAGAGCAGAGTCCGAGTTCGTGGAATATCTCGTTAATAGTTGGTAAAAAGTCGCCAAGTTCAAAGTATTGATAGCCAGCAAACTTATTGTGACCAGACTTCTTTAGCGTCATGGATTGCAGCTTGATTCGTGCTGTCTGTAGTTTTTTGTAAACGAGCCATTGCTGCTGCTCATGTTCAGCTTGCTGTTGATAGTCAGTCATATTTAGCCTTTATATTTTTTATACTGCACAATATTGAGAGGTTGTGTTTCCTTAGTAGTTTGTACCTCTGCCATCTTTTTCTGCTCTTTAATAATGCGAGCAAAAGTCTTGCGTATGTCAGTCTTAGCGGCTGGAACATAGTCTTTCTTGTATAGAATTGAGCGTTCGTCTTTCATATCGAGCAAGCAATAATGTATAGAACAATCATTATCGCACCACAAATGAGAGGATGGTGAGAAAACCAATCGTTAGTATTAAGCAAAGTTTTCATTGGATTCAATGATATTAGCGAGTTCATGAATGTCTCTCGGTGGGATCATGAGAGCCTCGTAAGCGATAGTTAGGATTTCTTCTTCTTCAGGAGTCTTGTTCTCTTTATCCTCAAGGTTATTTGCCAGCAAACGGATAGTGTAGACAAGCTCTGCGATTTCCCAGTTATGCATATTAGTTTTCATTGGTTAGCCTCCTATATTCATTTAATAATTTCCAGTAACCATCTTCATCTAGTGCTCGCTCATAACTTCCATCTTGGCATTTCTTCCAGTGAGCATTCTTGTGAGCTATCTCGTCTAGCTTTTGCTTCATCTCATCAATAGTCATGACGATTCTCCCATTGCATAGTTTTCATATCTTGATGAAAGTTCCAAATATCTTCAGCAGTAGGCTCGTCATTAACGTACTTTGAATGTTTTGATTCGTATGCAATCATTCCCGCAATGAACCTTGACAGATGGCTAGACAATGCTTCAGGATTAGAGCGATGCGTAGCCCAAACATTAAAGAACTCGATCATGTTCTCCCGCAAGTCACCTTCAGTCATCTGATCCACAAAATCATCCGACTTAAGACTCAGAATCATCTGTAAACATTCCTGCTCGAATTCATGACGCTTCATATTAATCTCCTAGTTAATCCGCAGCATTGCGGTAAGAGAACAATACCATAACTATTCTTTTTGTGTAAAAACTTTTCTATCGGTAACTTAACAATGATTAAAAGAACCTATAAGCCTAAAATTGGTAGCAAAAGAGAAACAATCTATAAGTTTGTCCTAGCGAATCCCGGGCTATCAGCAATACAGGTCTGGAGACGTACAAAGCTCTATGACGATCAATTCATGGTGGTTAGGGAGTTGAATATGCTGGTGACGTTTAAAGCCTTAAAAGAGGTAAATGGCCTGTATTACGAGCGTATTGAGGAGCCTGAAATAGTTACTGAAGTATTAATACGCCAACCATTTGTCTTTAAGCCATTAAATAATTTCCTTCCTAAACTAAGTCCAAGAGGTCAGCCAATTGAGCACAGAAGTTTCAAAATCTGCAAGTCCAGTGTCAAACCAACAAAAAACGATTTATAACTTTAGTAAGAAAGTATGTCCTAGCTGCAAGAGGACTAGATCAGCAATTCAATTCCAGAACTCTGAGTTATGCAGGGTTTGCACATTGCGAGGAAGTAAGGTATAGTTTTTTCAAAGGCTAGGGAGTGCAACCCGAAAAGACGACTTCTCACCGTCCTGCCTTGATTCCGCTTAGTGAGATTGCCATTGAGAGAGGCAGATATGTCAGTACGAATCCGTAACTGGAACAAGTTCCAGCATTTCAACGACAAGCGTCGAACCATCTGGATCAAACTTTATATCGATTTACTCAACAATTTTGAGTGGCATGAGCTTGATCCAAAACTTTCTAAATTCCTAATTAATCTCTGGTTGCTCGCTGGTGAGAAACATGGCGAATTACCGAGTGTTCAGGCCATTGCATTCAGACTTAGGATGCAAGAAAAAGACGTAAATTCAATGATTTACCAGCTTAGTTCATGGTTGGAGCAAGATGATATACCGTTGATATCAGAGGAATATCAAGATGATGTCCTAGATAAGAATAAGAATAAGAATAAGAAGGACGATATACGTCCTGATGATATTTCTGAAGAACTCTGGGATGACTTTAAAAAGTTGCGCGAGAAAAAGAAAGCCACTATTACTTCTTTGGTAATAAATAAAATTAGGAGTGAGGCTAATAAGGCTGGAATGACTTTATCTCAAGCAATAGAGGAAATGTGTGTTAGAGGATGGACTGGTTTTAAAGCATCTTGGATTACAGGATCAAAGAATCAAGAATCATCAAATGGCTTTGATGAAATGCTTAGGAGAGCCAAATGATAGATGACTTCCTTTCGCGGTTACAGAAAGTTAACGGGCGCAATGGTCGCTGGACTGCTTGTTGCCCGGCTCATGGTGATAAGTCTCCATCCCTCGCGGTTCGAGAACTGGATGACGGGCGAATCCTCGTCAAGTGCTTTGCTGGATGTTCTGCTGCGGAAATAGTTGAGTCTGTAGGAATGAGACTGACTGATCTTTTCCCACCTGATGATGATTCTTTGGCTTATCGTGTCAAACCTGCCAAACCAGAGCGCAGACCGTTCTATCCATCCGACCTATTGAAAATAACGCGATTTGAGGCGTTAGTCGTCGCGTTGGTAGCTAGAGATATAACTCGCGGAAAAAACGTCTCAGAAGGCGATTTAGAGCGTTTAAACGTGGCTTTTGAGCGTATATGTGCCGTAGTTGGGGAGATAGATGAAAAATACACTTGAAATTAGGGCACAAGAGCTTGATGAAGTTATCCGTCAGCAAAAGATATCATCACGCAACATTGATGTAGACAAGTACCTACATTTCCATGATGTAACTACTCAAGTGAAGGATGCGACTGAGTGGCTTGCTGAGATGGAAGAAAGCTATATCAATCCTAGTGTTGATAGTAATGTAACTATGCCGTGGACTACGACTCATGGAGACTTCAAGTTTCGGATGGGTGAGGTAACGGTTTATGGCGGTACTAACGGTTCAGGAAAGTCTCTTATCACAGGGCAAATTGCTTTGAATTTAGTGCGTCAAGGCAAGAAAGTATGTATTGCATCGTTTGAGATGCAGCCGAAATTGACGTTATGGCGAATGATTCGTCAGTTCAGTGGTGAGTTTATTGATGATCCACTGGCATCGGATAGGGGTGGATATATCAGTCCGTTGATGGCGAGGTTTGCAAAGTTTATCAAAGGCAAGTTATATATTTACGATCAGCAAGGAACTACTACGCCAAATAAGACGATAGCGATGGCGAGATATTGCGCTATGGAAAAAGGAATAACGCATATCTTTATCGATTCGCTGATGAAGTGCGTAGAGAAAGAGGATGACTATAACGAGCAGAAGCGGTTTGTTGATGAGATGTGCTCATTGGCTAGGGATCATGATGTTCATATTCACTTGATTCATCATATCAGGAAGCAAGAAACTGATGAGAAGCAGCCGAACAAGAATGATTTGAAGGGTTCAGGATCGATAGCAGATCAAGTGGATAACGTGTTCTTAGTTTGGAGAAACAAAAAGAAAGAGAATATGTTGAAGCAAGGTGAAGTTGGATTAGATGATATTGCAGATACATATTTAATGTGTGAGAAGCAGAGAAATGGTGATGCTACAGAGTGGTACAAGTTATGGTTTCACTCAAGCAGCCAGCAGTTCGTAGAAAGATTAGGAGGATTCCCGATTGACTTTGATAACGGTGGAAGATTTGCGCCATAGGTGTGAAGTCAGATATGTCCTAGCAATAAGAGCTACTAATAGAGATGAGGCTATGAAATATTTATCTATGGTTCAGGAAAAAAGAAAAGAAAAAGCAAAGCAGTTGATTGATGATTGTAAAAAACAATGGGAACTCGGAAACCGAGGCGAAAAAGGAGACTGGCGTGAATAGAGATGACATTATCCGCATGGCGCTGGAGGCGCAGCTTCCATACTATTTCCGAACTGGTGAGGTATCGAATGTCGCACAGCTTGAACGCTTTGCCGCCCTAGTCGCAGCAGAAGAACGAGAGCAATGCGCTAAGGTCGTTGATGAAGCTGGTTATCGGTATGAATTTAGAGCAAATTTACCAGATCATCTTCGTGACATTACTCCAGAAGCCGGTCGTATAGCTCCAATGGTTTGTCTTAATGTTGCAGCAAATATACGTGCAAGAGGTTCAAATGTTTAGAGCAGCCAGAGCAGACGAGAACCAAAAGACCATTGTAGAGCACCTTAGAAAGCACCATATGGAAGTCCAGCATTTACATAGCGTAGGTAAAGGATGCCCTGATTTATTGGTGGGTTACAAAAGTGTTAATGTATTACTAGAAATCAAGAGAGACGAGACTAAGAAGCTGACACCAGATCAAGTTATCTGGCATCAAAACTGGCGAGGTCAGGTTGCTACTGTTGCAACAGCACAACAAGCTTATGATGTAGTGATAGAGCAGGTTAAGAGGTTTAGGCTATAGGAAAGTGTTAATCGATAGAAATATATATGTTGCATTGGATTAAGACTGTGCTATTCTGTGTACATGGACGCAGCAAACGCAGCGTCAGACACTAGGAGAATAATATGAACAAGGCCAAATTAATAGAATTGTTAGAAACAGGCGCAACTTTTGACCATAAAGAACAAAAGTTATTCCATTCGAGTTTTCGTAAAGGATGGCGCAAAATGACATTTAACAACATTTCTTGGCAAGCTGTTGTTCGTGAGCATGGAATGTTTGGCACAAAGAAACTTAAAGAAACAGAAACAATTTATTCTTTTTAATTAAATGCCGGGGAAACCCGGCTTACTAGGAGATTAATATGGAAGATCGCACGATAAGACTAAGCAGTTTCGAGGATAGTGCTGAGATAGATGTAGCTCGGTTTGATGAAGATACCCTGTGGATAAGTATGAATCGTAGGTTTGCATCAATGAGGGCAGTATTAACAAAAGAGCAAGCACAAGAGTTAATTAAAAATCTTCAGGATGTAGTTGATACTCTGTGATATAGTTTAGGTGTCTATGTGACGGCATGGATACGCTAAAGCCCTTAAAGCTTTGGTTCTTGACCCTTAAATGGGAACGTGCCGTCACACGCAAGAGCCAAGACTTTAGGGGCTTTTTTGCGTTTAGACCGTACTGGTCGCGTTAGTAATGAACCCATGTTCGGGGTTGCTGCCAAGAGAACCGAGTGCGCTTTAAGAGGCCAGCGCGAGAACTTGCTACAGGTATCTCAGGAACAGAGCAAATAGGTGATGGTACGGTTAGTCCACGATACGGGCGCTCTGGAAATTGAATGTAGACCTTCTGGGTGCAGCAGTCCTAACAGGATGGCTGAAAGATGGGAATATCACCTTCTTGGCCTCTACTATTGTCTAAAGGAATATAATTGCAATATGAAAACAATTGATCCTCATAAAGCTATAGATTTTATGCTTAAGAACGCAGGAGCTTATGCTAAGGCAAAGGCTGAGGTAACGTATCTTGAGGAGTTTCGTAAGAGCAAGAAGGCAATATTATTTGCTAGGGCAACAGGCAATACGATAGCGGATAGGGAGAATTATGCTTATGCTCATCCAGAATATCGTGAGGTACTTAAAGGGCTTCAGGAAGCTGTAGAGAGGGCTGAGGCGTTGAAATGGGAGCTGGTAGCTGCACAGGCAAGGATCGATGTGTGGAGGTCACAGGAAGCCTCTAATCGAGCGATAGACCGTAATACTAACTAGGAGAATAATATGAGAGATAGAGAACTGATGCAGTATGTGCTAAAAACGATGCAACACGCCAGAGTTTTTATTTCCAGCAGAGAAAAGATTAAGCAGCCTGAAGGTGGCGACTTGTACGACGCAGCAATTGATTTGCTCCTCGCCAGACTAAGCGCACCTGAACCGGAGCCGGTGGCGAAGTTGTTTGGAACCCTTCCAGTGTATGAAACAAAACAAGACGGAATCTTGACTGTCAACGCCACACCACAGCGTGTCTATTGTTCATGCGGTGACGGTATCGTGCCTGACGATGGTGCGTTGTGTGGTACTTGCGTGAGTTTGAAGGACGCGGTGAAGCAAGAGCCGGTGGCGTGGGTAGAAAACCTGACTGATGCGCAGCCTCATGCCGTGACTGACCTGAAGTATTGCAGCGTGGCACAGCATGAGCGTGGGGAGCATTTGAAATACATTCCGCTGTATGCAGACCCAACACCATGTCAAACCTGCGAAGCATTAGCGCGAACAGTAATGATGGATCAAACGTCACACGACACCCCACCACAGCGCAAGTTCATAGGGCTGACGGATGAGGAAATTGAAGATGCCTGCTGGACGGAAGTAGACCAGCGCATGCGTTCATTTGCCCGAGCCATCGAAGCCAAGGTAAAGGAAAAGAACAATGGAATATAAAGAAACTGACGATTCAAATCTGGCTGAATGTGAGTATTGTGGATATGTTGATAATTGGGACGAAATCCCTACGGCTAATGATCCGTGGTGTTCTGACGGTACAGTAACTGTATGTCCTAAATGCAATGAGGGTGAGTCATTCCGTGATTATCAACCGGAGAAAAAGAATGAGTCTTGAGCGAGTTATTGCGGAACAACAAGCCACTATTGATCGGATGGAAGCCACGATTCAAAGCCAGACAAAGAGTTTAGATACGGTATGGACTCAGCATGACGAACTATTTGAGTGCATAGCTAGGTTTCTTGATACTGACTTGCCTGATAGCAATGACTTAGAGGCTTGTAAAAGATTCGGAAAAGCTAGATGGGGTGTAAGGATGAAGCTCTCTGAAATTGGATATTGTCCTGATTGCTATAGTTTCTTATGCGAGTGTAACTATGACTGAAGATGAAAAAAGAGAAGCCGCGGCATATTTGGGTGAGAATGTATTGTGGCTTATTGAGCAGATATTAATAAAACACAATATTGCGATTATTGAGGCATCTAAGGAAGCTATTGATGCTGCGGTAAAGAAAGAAAGAGAAGAATGCGCGAAAATATGTGAAATTATTGACAGTTCACAAGACTATTATGGAGATCGTATTGAGTTGGTTTGTGCTGAGGCTATTCGAGCTAGAGGATAAATGAGAAAAAGAGAGAAAGAATACCTATCCAAAATAGCTGATATTGGCTGTATATTGTGCTATAAACTTGGGAATGCTGGCACTCCTGCTGAGATTCATCATATCAGGGGTATGGGCTTAGGGATGGGTGTTAGGAACTCTCATGACAATGCTATTCCTTTATGTCCTGAGCATCACAGGGGTAACACTGGGTATCACGGTTTAGGCCGTAAGGCTTTTGAAAAGCGATATTCTGTTACCGAATGGGAACTTAAAGACAAGCTAGAGGAAGTATTAAATGAAGAAAACTAAGATGGAAAAGAAGGTTGGCAAGGTTATGGGTGAGTTCAAGGAAGGCACGTTGCACTCAGGCAAAGGCGGTAAGGTTGTTAAGAATCCTAAACAGGCGATTGCTATTGCGTTGAGTGAAGCAAAGATGGCAAAGGGTAAGAAGAAATGAAAAAGCCTATCTGGGACAAAGCTAGGCCAAAAGACGCAGGAAAGCCCCAGAAACTTACTCCAGCGCAAAAGACTTCCGCTAAGAAGATGGCAAAGGCAGCAGGTAGGCCATATCCGAATTTGGTGGATAACTTAAGAGCAGCGAGGAAGAAATGAAATCACCTGCATGGACTCGTAAGGAAGGCAAGAATAAGGCTGGAGGGCTTAATGAGAAAGGTCGTAAGTCTTATGAAGCAGCGAATCCGGGATCAGACCTAAAGGCTCCATTAAAGTCTGGTGATTCTGGACGTAGAGCGTCTTTCTTGGCTAGGATGGGGAATATGCCGGGAGCAGAGCGAAAACCCAATGGTGAGCCTACTAGACTGCTTCTGAGCCTTCAGGCGTGGGGAGCTAGTTCAAAGGCTGATGCTAAGAAGAAAGCTGCTGCAATATCTGCTCGAAACAAGAAAAAGTGACAGATTTAACAATCTACATACCGACTTACAATCGGTTAAGTAAGCTCAAGAATTGTCTAAGAGCAATTAGATATGATTTAAAAGGCTATGAGGACAGGGTAAAGATATTTGTCTCGAATAACGGCAGTACAGATGGGACTAAAGAATATCTTGACGCTCAGAAATGGATAGAGGTTAGGCATAACGCAGAGAATCTAGGTGCTGCGGCTAACTTTATTTATGCGTATAACCTGCCGTTTAAGTCTAAGTTTGTCTGGATTATTGGGGATGATGACTACCTTATTCCCGGCTCAATAGGTGAGCTACTTGTCCTAACGAATTACGATGTAGATTACATTTATTGCAACACAATGGCATTTAGCCCGGATGATGCAGGTAGAGTCTGGGATGCGTTTCCTGATGTTCCAATGGGGAATATCAAAGGGAAATATGAGGGAATAGTAGAGTGTAAGTTTGTTGACCTTATTGACCCTAATGTAGCGGATACGCTGTTAGGTGAGTTAATGGTTAATTGTTTCCGTCAGGATGTTTGTAGGTGGGATAAGCCGATAAAGAATGACGAGACAGATGCAAGAATTAGGCAGGTGCATAATGTACCGCTGATAAAATGTTTCACTAAAGATACAAAAGCAGTATATAGCCAGAGTCCTAAGACATTTAATTTTTGGGGAACTGCTGAATGGTTAGGCGATTATGATTATGTATTTCCGGTAATTATGCTGTGGTTGATTCGGGAATACAGGAAGTTTGTATCGGAGGAAAAGTATTTTGCGTTATTGCAATATTACATTGATTTAATGGGTGGAAGTATTACTCGTCAGATGGAAGGTAAGACTAAGGCAAGACCATTTAACGAGTCTTTCAAAGACGTTCTAAATAGGACATTTGAGGAATATAAGCAGCATCAAGACGCATGAGGATTGAAACCTGAAGACTGCCACGCCGGAATGCATCGACAGGGTATGGGGCGGTATCTAGGAGATGGCAGCAGTCCTCAGTCGTGTTGGTGAATGCGCAGGCTGATGCGCAACCGTAGTTCGTGAACGCTTGATGGCGACTATGGATCGCGGAAGCCGGAGATCAGCACCGGCCACCAACAACTTATAGGAGGTTTCTTGCAAGCAATCGTAATAGCTACGGTAAATAGTCCGTCTGTTTATGTTCTTCTGGAGTCACTTAAACAATATACCAGAGACATACCTATATACCTTAGCGGAAATAATCTGGCACTCTGGGCAAGAATCAGAGATTACGGAAACATCATATTCCGACCAAATACTGCTTCCAATTTCGGGGATGCGTATAATGACATTATCGATTATGCGTTTCTCAAACATGATTCATTGATTGTATGCAATGATGATGTGGTATTTGCTCCTGATACCTATCAAAAGTTAAAGAAAGACTATGAATTCCTGACAGTTGATAGAGAATATAAATTAGGATGGCTGGGATGCAGATCGGATTACGTATTGCGTGAGCAGAATATTAGGTTCCCGGTAGAGGGAGACAAGATAGCTGGCCTGAAATACTTAAGCGAAGGAAACATTAAGGAAGTAGACGTTATAGCTCCGATATGCGCTGTGGTGACAAAGGAAGCATGGGGCGCGGCTAAATTTCCTAGCATTAATTGGTTTTCCGATAATATAATCTGCTTAGATATGAGAAGGGCGGGATTTAAGCACTTTGTAAGTACAGCGTATGTACATCATGCAGGTAGTCAGACGGTAGGGATGGACTACGAGAAGTGTTTAGAGGAGCCTAAAGCGTGGTTAAAGGCTAATAGGCCAGATATGTATGAGATATTCTACGCATGACACCTAAGAGGTAATGCAAAAATGGAAACAGAAAGCAGCAAAGTAGAGCAGAAAATACCTGAAAATTACCCTACTTTAACTAATGCAGGTAAGGGTAGACCTAAGGGAGTGCCTAATAAGTCCACAGCTATCGTCAGAGAGGCTATAGCTAATCTACTAGAGCGCAATGCTCCTAACATGGACAAGTGGCTAAATGAGGTAGCTCAGGAAGATCCTTACAAAGCCTTAGACCTGATGAATAAGCTCAGTGAGTACCATATCCCTAAGCTGGCTAGAACAGAGGTTACAGGTAAGGATGGAGAGCCTCAACAACACGTGGTTACATGGCAGAAATAACTATTAACTACAAGCCAAGACCTCACCAGTACGATCTACATGAGGCGCTAGATAAGCATAGGTTTGTAGTTGCTGTCATGCATCGTCGTGCTGGGAAAACTGTAGCTGCTATCAATCATCTGATAAAGAGTGCAATCCAATGCGAGAAGCCAAACCCTCGACTAGCGTATATCGCGCCTACTTATGGTCAAGCCAAAAGGATTGCTTGGGATTACTTACTAGAATATACAAGGCCACTTGGAGCTATCGCTAACATTGCTGAGTTACGCGTTGATTTTTGGGGGCGTAGGATTAGTCTTTACGGGTCTGACAATCCTGATAGTCTTAGGGGTCAGTACTTTGACGGAGTATGCCTCGATGAGGTTGGGGATCAGAACCCTAAGATTTGGAACGAGATCATACGTCCAGCGTTGGCAGATCGTCTTGGGTGGGCTTTGTTCATTGGGACTCCTAAAGGTAATAACCATTTCCATGATCTAGCAGAAAGAGCCAAGACTGAAGCTGATTGGTCATTCCTAGAGTTCAAGGCCAGTCAGACTAAGATTATCCCAGAGCAAGAACTTAAGGCTGCACTCAGGGAAATGGGGCAGGACAAGTATGACCAAGAGTTCGAGTGCTCGTTTAATGCAGCGGTGGAGGGTAGTTACTATGGCTCAATTATCAATGATCTTGAGGCTAATGGTCGTATTGCCGAGTTTCCTCGTGACGATCTCTGTCGTTCTTTTACTGCTTGGGATATTGGGATGGGCGATTCAACGGCTATCTGGGTTGCTCAAGTGGCTGGAAAAGAGGTACGTTTACTGGACTGCGTGGAAAATCACGGAGTAGGATTAGATTGGTATGTATCATGGTTGCGCGAGAACAATTACCAGAGCTTTGACCATATTCTTCCTCATGATGTTGAGGTAAGAGAACTAGGCACAGGTAAGAGCCGTAAGGAAGTCTTGCAGGAAGCTGGTTTAAATGTGACTGTAGCTCCTAGACTATCGATTGCAGACGGTATTCAGGCCACCAGAAGGCTGCTTCCTAGATGCTGGTTCCATCCTGATACAAAGCAAGGATTAAATGCTTTGAGGAACTATCGCAAGGAATATGACGAGAAGCGTAGCGTGTTCTATGACAAGCCACTTCATGACTGGTCGTCGCATTTCTCTGATGCAATGAGATATTTAGCAGTAGGTCTTGACGAATCGGATGGTTCGTGGTCAAAACCGTTGCCAAATAATGTTAGATGGGTTGTATAATGAGCAAAATTTCCCATAGGGGCTGTTATGCTCGATTCAGGCACAATCAAGGGAATCCTTGAAAATGAAATAGATAACTCGCTTGGCTACATTGATTCTGAGACAGTAGAGGATCGTAAGCGAGCTTTAGAGTATTACCTGAGGCAACCCTACGGCAACGAGGTCGAGGGGCGTAGCCAGATTGTCACTGGCGAGGTTGCAGAGGCTATTGATGGTGCGCTTCCACAGCTTATCCGAGTCTTTACGACTACAGAGGATATTGTCTACTTTGAGCCTAAGAGTCCCGGCGATGAGGAATCTGCTAAACAGGCTACAGACTACTGTAATTGGGTGTTCTACCGTGAGAATGACGGACTCCTGATACTTCATAACTGGTTCAAAGATGCGCTGCTTCAGAAGGTCGGTGTCGTTAAGTCTTATTGGGATGAGCGTGTAGACGTTACCAAAGAAGAATACGAGAACCTGTCTGAAGATGAGCTTGCTCTATTGCTGGCAGATCAATCCTTAGAGGTTATCAAGCAGGAAGTAGAGTTCGAAGAAGTAGTCGATATGCTTGGGAATGTCATGCAGA